TCACCATAGTTTGCTTTTTGTGATACTTGAATTTGATTGGGCATGTATAGTGTAATAGAACCAGATGCTCTTGTTGTTGGCGCTCTTTCTACTGTTCTACTTCTTCTATCAGAATAAACAACTTCATTTATCACCATACCACCAGGCCCGTTTGGAACACTTCTGGTGTTTGGTACTGCACCACCACTAATTGATGCTTTTGCATCCACCTGTTCATTGATAAAAAATTGTACATAGTGGTCACTTCTGGACATATGCCCTACATCCATTGGGTATTGTAANNTTACCAGCACGTGAACTACCACCACCACTGAATAATCTACCCACTATACTTTCTAAGTTTGCCATATAAATAATCCTACAAGAATTCGTTCTTTAAAGTATTTATAAGGTTTGACATGGCATATAGTGGAAGATACGTCCCAATTAATCAAAAGAAATATAAAGGTGACGTAGATAAAATAATTTACCGTTCCCTATGGGAAAGACGGTTTATGGTATATTGTGATAAAAGTAGTTCTATCCTTGAGTGGGGCAGTGAAGAAGTTATCATACCATATATATCACCCCTAGATGGTAGACGCCATCGGTATTTCCCCGATTTCTACATCAAAGTAAAACAAAAAGATGGTTCTATCAAGAAAATCATTATTGAAGTAAAACCCAAGGCACAATGCGGCCCACCAAAACCCCCCTCTCGTAAGACTAAAAGGTTTATTAATGAAGTCCGTACATGGGGTGTAAATCAAGCAAAATGGGAATCTGCAATAGAATGGTGTAATGATAGAAACATGGAATTTAAGATTCTTACTGAAGACCACTTAGGTTAACTGTATAAATAGAGGTATGACAGATGCAGTTGACAAGGTAATTGAACAAGCAGGGGGTAGAGACTTATCTATTCGTTGGTTCAGAAAGCAAGTAAAAGAACTTGGAGAAATAAATCCAAGGGAACAACTCCGTGAGGGCAAGTTAAAAACTCGTCCAGTATTCGGTAAAATGAATTTCTTCATGTACAGTCCCAAGTATAAGGATGACAGAAATGTACTTCCTTATTATGATAGATTTCCTCTTATACTTCCTATTACTCCTGTCGGTGCAAATAATGTATCTGAAGGGTTTATGGGATTAAATTTTCATTACCTATCAGTACCAATGCGAGTCAAACTATTGAACGTGATGGCAGAGTATGCCAATGGCCCTATGGACGAAAGTACTAGAATCAAATTGACATGGAACAGAATTAAAAGAAATAAGATGGTACAACCAACAATCAAAAGATATCTTATGGATCATGTAAAACCGCCCTTTCGTATTATTAATGCAGATGAAATGATGGTTGCAGTACTGTTACCAGTACAGAGGTTTGTAAGAGCAACTGAAGGTAAAGTATATGCAGATTCTAGAAGAATGGTTAATACTCCAAGGAGACCAAGTTAATGGCTGAGAATAAGTTTGAAGAATGGTTAGCAACCATGATGAAAGGTGGACAGGCTCGTCCTAATAGGTTTGAGTGTGAGATTAATTTTCCTGCCGCAGTAATATCTAATATGGGGTCACAACTTCCTAGAGATTTAACATTTCGTATCAATAGTGTATCATTTCCAGGCAAGAATATTCGTACAACCACAGATGAAAACATCTATGGCCCATCATATGAAGTTGCACAAGGACTAACATATGGTGAAGAAATTTCAATCGAATTTTATCTAAGAAATACCCATGAAGAAAGATGGGTGTTTAACTCGTGGCAAGATTATATCGTTTCCCCAACATCTTATAATGTAGAGTATTATAAAAATTATGTTGCAGATATAATGGTATATCAATTGGATGAACAGGGTCATAGAACTGCTGGTATTAAGATTAAGAACTGTTTCCCCAAAACACTAAATGCAATTGAAATGAGTAACGAAACTGCTAGTGCGTTATTAAAACATACTATAGGATTTTCATTTAAAGAATGGATACCACTACAAGCACAAGGTAATATTGCATCTGGTAAAGCAACATGGGTTGAATACCCAGAATACAAAGAACAAGTTGTTGCTAGAAGAAATGCACCCCCACTTGGATTTGGTGTCAATACACCCAATTCTACAAGATTTCCAAACACAAGTAGACCAGTTGGTGCAGCATTTAATGACAAATTCCCAGGCCGTGAAAAAGGTATCTTTGAGGATGCTGGTAAAGCATTCAATGATGTATTGGCCGCAAGAGATAAGGTTGTGTTCGCACAACAAAAAGTTTTGGCGTTCAGAAATTTCTTTAAAGGAATAACTAAGAACCCAATAAGTAATCTAGGAATCGGAAGAGGACTAAGATTTTAATCATCGTAATGTAAATAGGAGATAATTATGGCATTACCAAAACTGGCTTCGGCCAAGTATGAGTTGACGTTACCATCTAATGGTGAAAAAGTGGAATTTCGTCCATTCCTTGTAAAAGAAGAAAAACTTCTTCTAATGGCACAAAGTGCTGGTGGTGAGAAAGAGCAAATCGTAGCAATTAAAGATATTATCAATAATTGTACATTTGGAAAAGTAGATGCAAATACACTACCTTTCTTTGATTTGGAATATGTGTTCTTACAACTTCGTGCAAAATCTGTTGGTGAAAAAACAAAGATTTCTGTTACTTGTCCAGATGACAAGAAAACAAAAGTACAAGTTGAAATCAACCTTGCAGATATTAAGTGTGTAACTAATGTTGAACATAACAATAAAATTGAATTGGGTGACGGTATTGGTATTATGATGAAATACCCTATGATTGATATCATGGCAGCACAAAGTGATAAACCAGAAGCTGCATTTGAAATCATCAAAAACTGTGTGGATTCAATCTATGATGCAGAAAATGTTACTGACAGAAAAGATATGGATGAAAAGGAATTGAATGAATTCATCGAATCTATGACACATGAACAGTTTGAAAAAATGAATAACTTCTTTACTACGATGCCTCGTGTTAAAGAAGAAGTTAAGGTGAAAAATCCAAACACTGGTGTTGAGAGTACTGTTGTACTTGAAGGGATGGCTAGTTTTTTTTAGTATCCCTCTCTCATAATTCGTTAGAGAATTATTTTAAGACTAATTTTGCTCTAATGAAACACCATCAGTTTTCATTAACTGAAATAGAAAATTGGATGCCGTGGGAGAGGGAAGTATATGTTTCTTTACTCTTACAGTATTTGGAAGAGCAAGAAATGAAGGAACGTCAAAGAGCGGCGAACCGTAAACATAAATAATAATAGAGGGAGAGACTATTATGGCAGAAGAAGAAGTTAAGAAACATCACCCAGCAGATACGAATGGGGATGGTAAAGTATCAGATGAAGAGCATGCAATGTTCTTAGAGTTCAAACGTAAAGAACTTGAAGATAACGATGCAATGAGAGATGCTCAGCGCCAGATGACATGGTTCGCTTTATTTGGATTATTGTTATATCCATTTGCAGTAGTAATTGCGTCATTGGTTGGATTAGATGAAGCACAAAAAACACTAGGTAGTATGGCTCCAACATATTTTGTTGCAGTTGCTGGTATAGTTGCAGCGTTCTTCGGTTCGCAAGCATACACAAAAAAGAAGTAAGGTAAAAAACAATGGCCGTTAAAGATTCTGGAAAAGTACTTGGTAAAGAAATAGCAAATGAAGTTAAAAAGGTTAGTGATAACATTACTAGTCCTTTTAAACAGTTCATGCCAGGGCTTATTGCGGGTCTGCCTGGCGGTGCAATGTTGGAAAAATCTTTTAAAGCACTAAGCATATCTAACAAAAAAGAACAAGACGATACTACAACAGAACTAAAAGAACAAACTGGACTTTTAGGTGGAATGAATAGTGGACTTGCTAAACTTTCAGACACACTAACAAATCAAAACAAAACATTAATTGGTACTATTGCTGGACAGGACAAAGGTGGTCTATCGGCTGCAGAAGTTGAAAAAGCAAATGAAGAAAGACGGCGTGAAGAAAATCAAATAACACTGTTAGAAAAAATCTCTGGTGGTATTGGTGATATGCTTAAGGGTTTCCTTAATGCAACTGCAGCTGGTGCTGGTATGGGACTTGGTGCAGTACTTGGATTGATTGCAGCACCGTTTGTTACAATCGCAGCATTCTTTAAATCACTCAAAGCAGAAATAAAAGTATTAGATAGTCTGTTAGGTGGTAAACTGGGCGCTCCATTCAAAGCAATCAAAGGGTTCTTTACTAAGATTGACGATGCATTAAGAATTACTGATAAAGTAGATGACGTAGTACTTGGTGCAAAGAATGCCATGGCATCAGTAAAAGGTTTCTTTAGTGGATTTGTTGGTAAATTTAAAGCAGGGACACTTGGAGTTGTAGATGATATTGTACTTGGTGCAAAGAATGGTATTGCATCTGTAAAAACATTCTTTAGTGGTTTTGCTGGTAAACTTAATATTGTTGATAAAGCAGATGACTTAGTTCTTGGTGCAAAGAATGGTGTTGCATCTGTAAAAACATTCTTCACTGGATTTAAAGGTCAATTAACTATTGCAGACACAGCTACAGATTTACTTGCACCTGTTAAATCTACATTTGCGTCTATCAAAGGTTTCCTCGCACCATTTAAATCACTAACAATATTACCTGCCGCAGCTGCAGGAGCTGGTGCAGCGGGTAAAACTGCTGAAACAGCAGTTGACGGTGCAAAAGCAGGTGTTAATGCTATTAAAGGTATCATGGCAACAGTTAAGTCATTCATGTCTCCATTAAGACTTGGTTTAGTTGCAATGGATGCTGTTGTTGCAACAATGCAACCTATTATCAAGTTTGCTGGTACATTAGGTACAGTACTTGGTAAGATATTCATGCCCGTCACAATTCTTATGTCTGTGTTTGACTTGGTAACAGGTTTCATGGATGGTTATGATGAAGAAGGTACAATCATCGCTGGTATGGAAGGTGGTATCAGTAAAATGTTGGTTGGACTTGTAGGTATTCCTCTTGATTTCCTTAAAGCAGGTATTGCTTGGTTGGGAACAAAGATGGGGTTCGATATGACATGGATGAGTGAATTCTCATTCAGTGATATGATTAGTGGATTAGTTGGTAAAGTCTTTGATGGTATTCAAGGTATGATTGACTTTGTTAAAGACTTATTTGACTTCTCTGACTTAACTATATTTGAAGTATTTGGTAAACTTATAGACATCGTATTCGCACCATTAAACCTTGCAATTAACTTTGTTAAAGGGTTGTTTGGTTGGGGCAGTGATGATGAAAAAGAACCCTTCTCATTGAGTGGTTTAATATTTGATACTGCGAAATCCATCTTCGATTGGTTTGCAGGCTTATTTGATATTGATATTGGTGGATTGATTAAATCAATTCCAGGCGCTGGTAAAGTGTTGAGTTGGTTTGGATTTGGTGATGAAGAACCACCAGCAGAATCTCCTGCCGCAGACCCCAATCAACAAAGATTAGAAGAGAACCAAGATAATCTAGACCTTAATGCGATGGAGATGGAAGAAGTCTCTCAACGTATGGACAAGTTTGAAAGAGGTCAAAACGCATACTTCGGTAGAGACACAGAAGAAAAATACCTCGCAGATAAAGAATTATTTGAAAAGTTATTAGCACGAGAAGGTGAACTAGAACGTGCAAATCTTGCTCTACAAGAAGCAGTTGCAGACGGACAAGCAGGTGGTGGAACTACTGTTATTGATAATTCTCAAAGAACCACAACACAAACAGGTGGTACAAGAATGGCAATGCCAATTCCTATATCAAATTACCAAGCTTGGGAAGCATACGGTTATTAATCTTTAACCGCACCGTCTTTATCAGCAATCTTAACTAACCAACCGCCCTCGTTTACACGAAATACATCTCCAGGCTTGTAAAGATAATGTTCTTTCTGAGTGCCGTCTTTAGTTACACCCATTACTTCACCTTCCCAATCGCCTTTGACTTTAAATCCTTTGCCTGCTGGTAAGCTGTCTATTGTATAATCTAACCACATCATTTGTGTAACTCCAACATTTCTTTTGATGGATTGCCGATAAACTCAAAGTAACCATTTGGGCCAACTCTAAACTCATCACCAATTTCAACTTGTACATCATCAATTACAAAGTGTTTATCTTCTGTATTCTTTTCAGATAAAATACGAAAACCATTTTCAAACTTCATTAAAAGTAAATCTTTCCACAACATTTCATAGTTCCTTTCCTATTTTGTAGTTGCTATGAAAACACCATTCCAATCATCTGGTAAATCTTGTGTTTTCATATATTCACATCTCTCAATCCACATCTCATAATACTTAGACATTTGACCATCGAACTCTTCAAATAATTCCTTACAAAGTTTTATACATTTGTCGAATTTTTTTTCAGTGTAACATTGTTGCATCAGTTCATGTTTCTTCTGAGCATCTAAATCACAATGCCTGTCTAAAACTGTGTAAATTCTTATTCCTACACTTTTACCTTTTACTGCAAGTTCATCTACTTTGAGGTAGAAGAAATCGTTTTTTGTTGTATCGTATGTCTTTTCTCCAACAAGTAGTAGACATCCGTACTCTTTACATTTGGACTCAATTCTAGCTGCTGTACTGACGGAATCTCCAAGGACATCGTAACTGTGTCTTTGCGTACTTCCCATTTCGCCCAGATAACCAAGCCCAGTATTAATACCAGCCCCCATCCCAATGGGTGGCCTACCTTCTGAAGTAATTTTCTCATTAAACTTTTCCACTGCATTAAGCATTTCTAATCCACACTCCACTGCTGTGCGTGGATGGTATGGGTCATCGTTAGGTGCGTTGTGTATGTGCATAGATGCATCACCAATATACTTAATTACCATACCGTCACTGTCAAGTATTGGTTGTGTAATTGCATCCATGTATCCGTTCATAATCTTTGTAAGTCCTTTTACATCATCACCGAATGATTCTCCTAATGGAGTAAATCCTCGTAAATCACTAAACACGATACTAATCTCACGTTTCATACCTTCTTTGATTAGTGCTGGATTCTCCTGTAACATACGAACAACTGTTGGTGATGCGTATCCAGCGAACTGTTTCTTGATTGCTTGTTTCTCGAAAAACTCTTTTGTGAATCTATTGAATATTGCGTGGAATCCAACCAGAGTTGTTACGATAACAACCCAACTCCAATCCCATAACTGTAAATGGTTTATAAAATAATAATACGAACCATAACCAACACCTAATGGAATACCAACAATGAATATACCAGATAACCAATATGGTGCTTTTGCAGCAAGTAATATTAGTAGAAGTGCAAGTCCAACCGCAGATGCCCATTCTAAGAATGTTGCTTCTGGCAATCGAACAATCGTGTCACCATTTAGAATTGTTTGTAGAGATATTGCGGCAGGAAGATGTGCATACATCTCACCTTTAGGTGTTGCAACAATATTTGATAGTCCCTCAGCAGTTATACCAATAATAACCGTCTTGCCTGCAAGAGAACTGTAGTCATCTTCAGTTGCACTAAGTGTAGGGAATTCTTTATTGAATCTTAACCAGATTCTACCAAAGGAATCTGTCTTTATAGTTTGATAGGCAGGAACACGCATTGCAGTGATTCCACCTTCTTGTGTCTTTACTTGATATGATGGGTCACCAACTGCAACACGAATAGTTTCCATTGCAATAGATGGATATACCTCATCACCTATTCTCATCAATAGTGGTAAACGTCTTACAACACCATCTATTTCTGGTACAGTATTTACAACACCAACACCATCTGCATTATCACCTAATAGTGGAATTGGGCCTAACATTCCATTCCATTCAAATAACCAAGGCAATGGGTCACCTATTTTAGCGACACCACGAGGCACTGCATTCTTAATTTTAAAGGTATCTTGTGAAGTTCCTGTCTGTGCAATAATAACACCATTTTGGACAAGTGCTTCTGCTAAGTCCATGTCACCACCAAGTCTATCCTGTTCTGAGAACAAAACTGGTAGAACAATTACACCTACGCCAGATTCTCTTAACTTCCAAATAATATCTGCAATGACTGTTCTTTTCCAAGGCCATTGTCCATACTTTGCAATAGACTTTTCATCTATCTCTAGTATTGCAATATCAGAGGAAGTTGTGGGTATATCGTATTGCTGGACTAAATCGAATGATTTTAGTCTTAGAGTTTGTTTAACAAACGGGTCGTTCCAACCCCAAAAAGATAGTACTGCAAGTGTAAGAAGTGCAGTTGTCCAGTGTGTAATCCATTTCATCCATTTATTTATAGTGTGATGGATTAAACATCCTGTCCCATCTTGGGCCTACACTTTCCCAATACACTGTACTTTCATTTGCATATGTTAGTACACCATAAACCAGAAATCCAATTGCTGTCAGAGCAATGACACTACCTTTTAGCATCACGATTATCCCAAGGTGCGTTCTCATAACATCCTGCTGGAAGAGTATCTTTATAACTCACTCCTGCTTCAAACCCACTTTCGGTTTGTTTGATGTATGCACTTTCAAAGGGCATTTCTCTTGGTTTACCCCAACACCTATTCAGCGCTTGGCCTGGGACTCTGTACCTTGGATTGTGTTTTAGGAAATCTCTAAGTTCAGCATTCTTTGCTTTGATTTGTGGAATTTTCCACGCATTGTAACACTTAGATGTTGCAATAAAATCTATAGAATCAAAGTCACTACCTTTACGGTTTTCTTCAACACACTTTTTTAATACTTCATTATTAATGTTTGCATTTGCAATACTTGTCCAACATACAAGTGCGAGCAACAGCAAACCTACTGCTATAAAATTCTCTCTCATTTTTACTCTCTCTCATTTTGCTCTCTTAGTTTTGTGTTACTGAAACAATACATCCATTTGCGTTACTGCATATTCCTGTAAGAGAATATGTTCTAGCAGAACTGTCTGTTTGTTCCAAGTCCAATGTATAAGCACCACCATTATTTGTTATGTCTATGTTCGCAGTGTGGTCTCCATAACGCTGGAATGCATCAATGGTGTGTCCATCACCATCAACTACAATGTCTGCATATTGTTCATCACTATTACCACGTTGTAGTAATTCTACATCATTACTGTCACCATCTATTTCAATAAACCCATCATGGTCTCCCGAACCACGTTGTGTGTGTTTTACCGTGTTACTATCACCAGTGATATAATTTGCAATATGTTGTCCACCATTACCGTTATCATCTGTTTGATAACTTGCAAGGGTATTACTATTACCAGACACAATCCAGTAAACATCATTGTCACCAGTTTCATTTGTATCTACATTACCATCTTCGTGTTTACCTTGCCATGCTTTGACATTATTACTATCACCGTTTACTCGTACATACACATAATTACTATCTTGTTTGTGGATTTGTACATCTACGTTATTAGAATCTCCACTTAATACTTCTGAATATACACTATTACTATCACCATCATTAATAGTCAGACTCATATTATTACCACTGTCTCCACCATTACCTATTTCACTATGGGTAATATTACTATCACCATCAATATCAACAGAAATATTATTATTATCTCCGTGATTGTCTATTTTGGATATATTGCTATTTCCGTCTTGTGTAACACTCATCTGTTGATTGCCACCGTAAGTCCATACTCTTATTTCATTATTATTACCTGTTTGATTGAATGAAACTGTTTTGTTGTTTCCAGAGAGTTGAGCATCACCAGAACCCGACAATCCTTCGATTTGATTATCTGTACCATCTTGTACAATGTCCATATCAAGGTTGTCGCCTGACTGTTGAATATAGATATCGTTTGCGAACACAGATGTGGTAATTAGTAAACTACTGAGACTGTATAACAGAAATTTCATTTCCCCCACCTTCTCCTATATCGTAATCGTAAGTTTCAAACTGTCCTTGTTGAACATCAAATGTGTAATCACTATTCTTGTTTAAATTAAACTGGAAAAAATTGCCTGTGCCATCTTCTCTTCTGAATAACCAATTCGGTGATTGGTCGTATAATTCTAATCCTGTTTCTGGGTCTTTACCCAATTTAACTGTCGTTGTCTTTTCAAATTCACTTCTCATCTGAAGTGCCAACTGTTTATTAAGTTGGTCTAATACATCGTATAAAAATCCGTTTGCGAGATAATCTACATCTAAATCTGTAGTCCAAGTATTCTCGTCATCTACTTCTAATTCGTCTTTATTCAACCCATCAAACTCTAGGTAATCTATTCCTAAAAAGTCTGCAAGTTTCTTTGCTCTTTGATATTCTGCCTCTTCATCAAACTCCACTGGTTTTCTAACAATCAATAGATTACTAATCATGGATTCATCTATTGATAACTTCAAAGGGTCAGTTGGTGCAGTCTTTTGCGTTGTCACAATCGTTGCCTGAAAGGCTTGATTTAATATTACCATTCCAACATCAGATTCTACTGATATTTCACCAACCACACAGTTTCCATAACTGTTACAACTGGGCAATAGAATAATCATACTAGAACCAGTTTCGTCTACCGTCATGGAAAAATCTGTGCCCCGAACACCAATAACTGCTGTTGGGGTTGTTATCTTCACGTTTTGTCTGGAATTCTTTGCGATTTGTCCAGACGCATATCTTACAGTTCCGAATGATGATTTAAGTGATAATGAACCTGTCTTTGTATTAGGGTCATACACAAACTCATCAATAACTAGTTTGGAGTTTTCAGTAACATCAACTCGTGTTTCATCCAAAAACTCAATGGCAGTTCTACCATTTTTTGTTTTTACAACATCATAAGATTCGACATCGAAATCCTTTTCAATGCCTTTAATTTTGTCACCACTCTTTCTTTCAATGTCAGTAACACCCTTCTGTTCTATCACATCCCCAATCTTAGCATAAGCGGGAAAGGATAGAATCAGAAGTATGCTAATCGCTCTGAGTAATATCGACATCAAAATCATCACCATCAATTGTAAGGTCTACAATATTATCTTTCACACCAGTTTGTGATATATCAATAGTACCACCACCACCTGTTACGTCTAATGTAATTCCATGTCCATGAGCATCCCCATCTCCACCTTGAACTGTTGTTATCGCAACACCAGCATCACTGTTAGATGAGTTAGTTGACAAAGAATCACTATTATCAAGTGTTACAGTCAAAGCTGCAGACTTACCATTTACTGTTGAGTTAATGATATTGTCATCACCAGTAACAGTAAAGTTTATCACTGAGGATTCTGAATCAGCACTTGAACCAACTCTAAGTGTGTAGTCGTTATCATCACCAGTAGTAGCAATGTTTAAAGTCACAGTATCACAATCGCCTGTAGCAGAACTTGAACAAAGTAAATCAACTTCGTTGTTATCACCAGTAAAAGTCCATGTACCAGTGTAAGTACTACCTTTAATAATTGCCGCTATAACATTGGCATCACCTGTTTGAGTTATACTAAATGTCATATCATCACCTGCTAAAGTGACATCAGTAGTTGAATTACCGATAACATTGTTTGTACCGTCTTGAACGATATCCAAGTCTAAATCATCTCCGGCTTGAGTAATATAAATGTCATTACTGTATGCAATACCAGAGTACCATAGCGAAAATAACATAACAAAAGAGGTGACTATGTAGTTTTTATGTTTCACCATCTTTCTCCATTTTTAGGGTTTCTGCGGTTTTAAACTTCCACAGAGATTTTTCTTCCCCTTTGGTTATTAATAAACGAACTGCTTCTTCAATTGCAGCTCGCACTGCATAATTTGTAGGTTCATTAACTGCTGAACCGGCTTCAATTTCTAATGCTTTTGTTCCCATATCTAAGAACCGAAATACATCAGCTCCAGATGCGTAACTGGCAATAGTCTTTTCGGTAGCAACACTCAATAATACTTCCCCTGTCTGAACAGAAACAATTCTCATTGCAACTGTTACTTGGTCGGTTCTGTATTGTGTGTCAGCACCAATACCGAAATATCTCGCACCCATACCACCAGAAGTAGTATTGGAATCATAACCAACAACCCCACCTTCTAACAATAAACCAGCAAACAATAACGGTTTGAGATTTACTGCACTCTCTCCATCATAAACTTCTCTTGTCGATTTGATAATCTGTCTTTCTTTAACTAGATTAGCTAATCCATTTCTTTCAACTACAATAAACCAAGTTCCTTGTCCTGCTTTCTGTAGTGCATCAATTACCCAAACATCTGCTCCTTGGGTAACTGCGCTTGATAAATTACTGAACCGTTCACTAGGTTTACGTTGTCCAGTTTTATCAGTAAAATCATAAACTGCAATAGTAATCTTCTTACCATCCAGTTCTGGTAAAATTTCTAGTTGGTTTTGAATAGGTACACTAGTTACCGCCTTCGCAGGCTCCCAATCTGTTGGATGCATAGTCGCACATCCACTCATCAAAACCATTAATATGATTATGCCAATATTTTTCATTAGAACCCAAAACCAGTTATCGGAACAATTAATTCTGTAAAAGTCCCATCCTCTCCTGTAATTTGTATGGTGATTGTTCCAGATGTTTCATCCTTTACCCAATAGATTGTTGAACCATCTATCTCTGCTGTACCAGAAGTATCACCAGTATCAGTAAACATACTGTCTACCATCTGTTTGGACAGTTGTGCATAGATACGAGATTCAACATTTTTAAGAAACTTTTGAATAGTTTCATTCTCTGCCTCTCGCTCAGCACGTCTTGCCTCTGCAGCTGCATCATCTTCTATTTCTTTTTTACGATTGTGTTGTAGCTGTTCAATACTCAATACATGAGTACTATAACCGTTGCCACTAAATGAGGGATTATCAAAACCAAAAGTTAATTCAGATGCATTAGTCTGCGTTGTTATCGCCAGACTTAGCACCATCACTTTGGTCAAATTCTTTGTTAACTGAACCATATCTCGTCAATATCTCCTTGAGGTCGTCATTAATTGGCTCCTCTGTCTTTTCATAATGTTCTAATAACATGGATAGTTTCGTGTTTAATCTAATCATGTCATTATCTAACATTCGGATTCTATCTACTAATGCAATCAGCGTTTTCTGTGCATCCCCAATTACAGGGTCGATTGTTTCAGTTACCCACTTCCATATGAAGAATACAAAGTATCCCATACCAAGTGCGGCGATAACAGGGAAACCAAAGTCTTTAATTGCGTCAACAAAATCAGCCTCCACTAATCTCTCCTTGCATCTTCTTTACCTTCATTCGCAGCTATACGGTCAATGTTTGGTTTGATTTTAAATGCATGACTCATCAAAACATCTATCTTAACCAAATCATTGTTCATAGTTTGCACACGATTATCCAGTGCTTGGATGATGTTCTTTAAAGAATTAACACCGCCCGTCACACCTTTTAATATGAAGCTAATCGTTAGAAACACGAAATATCCTGCCGCAAGAGCGCCAGCAATCGGGAATCCAACATCTTGTATTAGTGTCAGAAAATCCATCTTTTTATTATGTTGGGGAGTGTAACCCAACTCTCTCTCACTCGATTTCTTGTGATAGTTATCACATGTCTATTTAGGTGCCTCGTTTTTTAGGCTGCTAAAAATTCACTATTATATATGAAAATGTGTTGTGCAAGAAACAAAAAAAAGGGTCAACACCGAAATGTTAACCCTTTCCCCAATCCTAAGATTGTACTCTACTTACTACCTGGCCCTTTCAGTGTGAATCCAATTCAACCACCAAGGATACATCGTCCAGTATACCTTATTCCACTTTACTCGTTTGCTAACTTCTCAAAGTACGACATTGCATCGTCATCATCATTACTTGAAGCAGAGAATGGTGCGGTTTGTGGTTCTGGTGTTGGAGTAGACGCTGGTGGAGTAAAATCCACTGTATCTTCTTCAACCATCGCTGCAGCTGTTTTCGCAGTTGCAACTGTTCCAGACAAAACGGCATCTAGTCTTGCTTTCAACTCATCATATGATTTGAAATTACTAGGAGCTGTGAAATCAGCGAGTGAATGACATGAACCATAGATTTTCTCTAGTTCTTCATCCGTTGGTTTTAGTTGTACCGGCTTGTCAAACTCTGACTTATCATAGTTCCAATATCCGTCAACCTTACGAATTTTCAGTTTGAAGTTCGCACCTTCCCATAAATCAAATGGGTTGATAGGAGTTTCATCTGCAAATTCTGGTTGCATTGATTCCATGATTTTGTCATAGATTTTCTTACCATAACGGTACAGCATAACCTTACCATTATTTTCTGGATTCATAGAATCCTCTACAACGTAGATATTAGAGTAGTATTGCAACTTACGTTTCTGTTTCCTTGCAATCTCTTTATCTGACTCTACACCAGAATTCCATAATGCAGAGTTATACTCTGACACTGGGTCGTTCTGATTCATAGTAGTTAAAGAGTTCTCAATATACCACTGTCCAGTTGGGCCTTGGAATGCATGATTCCATAAACGTACCCAAGGAAGTTCTTCACCAGTTGGTGCAGGCAAGAATCTGATTACGGCATAACCGTTACCCGACTTGTCCACAACAGGTTTCCACAGACGTTCATCTGTATAAGACTTCTTTTCTGTGTTGGGTGTTGCGTCCTTTTGGACTTGTTGCAGTAGTTTATCCAGACTGTTCTGGTTTCTTAGTGCTGAAATTGACATATTTTTTCTCCGTATGTTTTTCGTATGTTAAAGTATTTCACGTTATTCATTATATAACATTATTTATAATACATTAAAGGGGCCCCAAAGTCAATAGCTTTTTCAAACTATAATGACTTTAATAATGGAAAGACTTTTGCAATCTCTAATGCACATTTCTGTGCAACTTCCATATGCTCTTTTTGTGTTCCGTTCTCAGAACGTAACTCAATATAATGTACCCATGAACGTAATGTACCATTCATGTAAAGTCGTGTCTTAGTCAAACCTTCTGGTAAGACAGCACGTGCTTGTTCTTTTGCGATACCATTCTCAATTGCCCATTCGTAGCATGCTTTCGCTTGATTAATGATACCATGTTGTCTGCGTCCCCACTCTGTAATCAAGTCTTGCATATCTGCACGTTCTTGAATAGATGGGTCTTTTTCAATATCAATTGAATTTTGACGATTCTTTGGGTCTTGCAAGCGACATTCTCTTATCACCATTTCATTGCCCATTGCAGATGGTTCTGCATATCGTTGACTAAACTCTTGAAAAGAGAATGAACGGTGTCGAACAATTTGATGTGCAATATCTCTGGTTGTCTCTATCTCTAAGCAGACGCTAACCATCTCCAATGGTGACCAATGCTTGTGTTTACATAGATATCGTATGAGTTTTTCACTCGTTTTGTGTGAGGCTTGATTCGATGGATTGGAGACACGGGCGCAATACGCCACAAGTTCCTGTAAGTTGTCACCGACATAGAGTTCTCCTTCTTGTGGTTGACTATATGATATAAGTCTTGCTGTAGTCAGCATTCTATTTATTCCTTGTTCTTCAGTCACCATTATTATCCTTTTGTTTTCCAAAATCCCAACCAACTTGGTTGAGTACTAGGGGAAAGTCATAAATCACTTCTTTGATTTTGCCATTAACTATTGTTTCAATTTTCCACTTAGTGTGTGACAGTCTTGTTGTTTTCATAACATCTCCGTATCAATGAAGCAGTTTTATATCATGCTTAGGATGGTCGTCTTATGCGTTCCGTTGACTACGGTAACGTGGACGATATGATGTTGGTTTTACATTTGCAATCTCTTGCAAACGCTGGGTAACTTCTGCATCACGTTTTTGCAGTTCTGCATTGTCCCCTTCCAACACCTTCACACGAGCGACTAGTTCTTGCATTTTTGCACGAAAGAAGTCTCGTTCCCGAATGAGTTCATCTGACATTAGAATGTCTCCTTTATCAGCTTGAGTAGTTGCGATTTACATTTCTCTTTATTATATGAGAGAAACACTCCGTACTTGACGACAGCTCGTCTAACATCTGGCCAAATTAAATCATCTTTTAAGTCCTCATCATGCTGTTTGACATATGACAGTAAACCTTGCAGTATCACCATCGTTTCTAATCGTATCCTCTTTGCGAGGAAGTTCTTTAATAATACACTATGTTGTCCACTTTGGCAAGAGAAAATTGACTCAAAATCTTCAACTTGTGCAAATAATAATGACATATCATTTATAAAGTTGTAGGACAATGACTGTCGATTTTTACTCCACTCCATGTAGTTCTCCTCTGAAAATTCACCTATATATCCTTTTGGTGATTTCACGAAATTCGCTATGAAATAGTCTAGTGTTTTGTCATCGTATTTTCTTGCCGTCTTGGCGAAAAAGTTTCTGTCCCTTCTTTTTAGGAATGATGCTTTAGTTGCTGAGGTTTTACCCCCATACCTATGGTAATCGTAATCTGTGGTGAAATGAAGTTTTAGACCAAGATACATTCGGTAACACTCCCAAGCTTCCATTAGATTGCTCCTAAACTGGTAGGGTTGCTACTCTAGGCAAGAAGTTTAATTCTCTTGCATCTGCTTCTATTTTTTCCTTGAGTGGTTTGGAGATTAAAGGTGCGACTGCATCTGGCTCCATTTGGTGTTTTTCACAGTAGTCTAGGATGGCATCCATGTAAGTGGTTTGTCCCAACCCAGCGCTTACCATTTTTTCTATTTTCAATGCAAACTTCTTAGGTGTCATCACTGCAAGTTCTTCGATATTATTTTTCATTACAAACTCCATGTTAAGGTGAGTGGGAAGAGCGAAAGGATACTCTTCCCACCCATTAAATTAAGCAGAGCCCTTATATATTAGTAGGGTTGCAAGAATAGTCTAACCGTTGGACTATACGGATGTATTAAGGCATCACCCTTTCAATCTGATTCTGAAGTACATCAAAATCTTTTCTTTGCGTTTTCGCTCTTCCTTTAGTTTGCGATAACACCATGCTTGATATAAAGTCATAGCACTCTCCCCTGTTAAGGTTAAGTGCGTTCCTTCGCATTATGCTACTTCCGTCCCAAAGGGATGAACGAGAATAAGGTGAGGATGTTTCTGTTTACAAGTACACCCTCAAAACTCAGTGCGATTAGGCCGCTAAGGCGTAATCCACAGGAACATAATTGTCGTTTGCAATTATAGTTTTTGACCTATTAGGCAGTCAACCCACAATTCTAAACTTTCCTATTCCTACCTGTCGAACCTAGTTCGCCCCCATCATAACTACACCAGTCTTTAATGATGCTACCCAGTAGAGTCTTTCATAAACCGGCCACAACGCCGATGTAGTTATGGTGGAGGCGATGGGTACTGCCCCCATGTCCAGATTAGTATTCAGTCTGCGTCAAGCAAATTGTAATATATTTATACCACATTGCCTTTTGAATGTCAAGAGGCAATTGAACCTACTGGTTTACAAATGTATTCTACAGAATCCCAACTTCCATCAGATGGTAATTCTGAATGTAAAACCAAATGTTCTTCACATAAACTTCTGTTTTCAAACCACTGCACATCTTGTTCGATACATGTTGAACCAGAACATACTGTTAGAAACAAGTGCCAAATAATTGGAATTATTTCTGTCATGTACTTGTTCCCTTTGTAAGCAATTCGATGTGTCCTTCACCTCTTCCAATAATACAAGCGATATTGTTGGTAAATTCTAGTAAACTCCAAGTTCCAGTTTCTTCATTTGTAGCAATCACCCACTTACTTGGTACTAGGGTTGGTTGTTCGCCCGGCAAGGCAAACATACCATCTAGAACTATAGTAGGGAATTCTCCCCTAGAAGCAGCCAGTGCCATTACCTCATCTGGTAATGCACATATGGTTGGTTTCTGCGTCCAATATGGTGCAGTCAGAGCAACACTACTATTAAACAGTAGCGCTGGTAGGACTGACAACATTATTATTAGTTTTTTCATTTTCTTTAACCCATTCTTCTGTAAACTGGTCGATTGTATCAACCAAGTCTTGAAGATAGTCTTTTTTGTCTTTTACAAATTCTTGTACAAGTCCATCTTCAGTAACTACAAGAATCACGATTTGATTAATCTCAATCCCTGTTCTTTCTTCAAACATCTCTGCATAAGCAGATGCTTGCATGTAGTACTCAAAGTTATAATCATCTTTACGTTCTGAACGACTAGTCTTAAAGTCAATGATAGATGGAACACCGTTCCATTCTGCAATACAGTCTACTCGCCCAGCAACACGATACTTCTCGCTCCACAATCCACACTCTTGTGCGTAAATATTATTTATGGATTTTTCCAAAGTAGGTTTTAGTTGTGAGAACAAACACCAAGGTAGAAATGCAACATCTTCCTTTACAACTTCTTTGTTGTTTAGGAAGTCCTCACACATATGGTGAACAGCAGTTCCACGAGATGCAGCAGTTCGCATGATATGATTTGCAACATCATGTCCAACACGTTCACGCCACGCTTGGAGTCCTGCTTTCTTTTCTTTACGAACACCCAACACCGTTGTGATTGATGGGTATGTTCCAGTAGGGGTCATGTAGAACCGTTTTCGATTCACATTTGTAGTCCCAACTTCTGGGATATCTACAGCATTATGTATAAACATATTATTTCCTCATTATTAATCTTATAGCGTAGTATACACTATATTCACATCAAAGTAAAGAGATTTATTTACCTTGGCCTCGATACTTTTTAAAACTACGTCTTTTTGATTTGTTCATCGTAGACGTAATCGGTTTCTTTCCAAGGGATGTACCTTTGTATGTTTTCTCGTGAGCAATCCCACTACCATACATTGACTTTGCCATTATTCAACTCCTAATCGGATTTTGTTGATTAAGTATTCTTTAACAAAACCAGAACGCACAATGTCTCCGATTGTAAATTCGATATTGTCGAACTGTTCCATTGCATCTAAGATTTTCATAAAGTTAACCATTCCCTGTTTATCGCTTGATTTCAACAAGTCTGTCTGGAAGAAATCTCCACAGAAAATAATTTTTGAATCTTGTCCAACACGAGTAATGATTGTATCTAATTCGTGGAATGTCAAGTTCTGACATTCATCCACAATAATAACTGCATTGTCTAATGTGATACCTCTAAGAAAAGAAGTAGTCAAAAACATTAAAGAACCTTGGTTTTTTAGTCTATCATACAAACCAGAAAATGCAGCTGCATTCGGTTGTTCAAACATAAACTTAACCATGTTCTGATATGGTACTTGGAATAGTGCTGTCTTATCTTCCTCATCGCCTGGCAAGAATCCAATCTCACGAGTTGGTACTGCACTACGAACCATGTACACTGTATCGTATGGTGTTTCATTTCTTAGAACATCTTGTAGTCCATTGTATAATGAAACAAATGTTTTACCTGTTCCAGCCGCACCATAAAGGAATAAATTCTTTCCTGCTTTATACGACTCAAACGCTTTCTTTTGATTGTCCGTGATTGGTTTAATTGAAACCATCTGGTCAATTCTAATGTCTTTCACTTTAGCCATTAATTGTTACTCCACTTGTGTCGATGTTTAGCTAACACCGCATCTGTTTTAATTTGTTTTGCAGACTTCTTACCATACCGTTGTCCTAATTGACTATCGGGATGTGCCTCTGCCCCTTTTGCAAGAACCTCTTTCCAACCAGCATCAGTCTTTGCATCAATGTTGTCCCCTACTGCACCAGCGATAGAGAACATTGAAGGCATCTGTTTAATGTGTGGGTTCTTTTTTAAGAGTTCTTCTCTTTTTGAATTTGATAAAAAGTCATCAAACTCCTCACCTGTTTCCGTATTTTTAAATGTAAATGTTGGCATTATTTCTCACGTTGTTTATCTTTAAGTGATTGTTCTAACCACTTCCATTCTCGCTCTTCTTCTCTGGACATTACACTGGTATCCAAAACTGTACTTTCATTTGGTTTCCAGTATTTTGATTTGTCCATTGATACTGCAAGACAATCTGCTTGTATGGTTTCAATCAATGCATCAATATCTTGTCTAGTTGCTTTAGGTGAACCATACTTCATGTCTCTAAGTTTATCAGACATTTTTTTTATACTATCAATCTTATCACAAAAGTCACTTATCTTATGTAGCACTATTTATCTCCATCCAAGATGGCATACCCCTCTTTTTCCATGATGCCAAATGTTGTTTATATTTTATATAGTAATCCCTATATGCCGTAATTGACGAATCGTTCTTTACATCGTCAGGCATTGCCTGTGTTGGTTCTGTGAATACACCCTCAGGCATATTCTCTGGTGGACTGAATAACGCCCACTTTAGTTTACGATAACTCTCATGGTACACATCCTTATCATACCTGTACATAAATTCTGTATTCAGTTCTGTCCACAACTCATACAACCATCTGTAGTTTTTCTTGGATTGTCGTACCCAAATAGCACTAGGGTGATTGACATGACAAGATTTATACAAAGTATGGTCTAGTTGTGGGTCTGGATGGTCGTAAGTAGTAATTAGACGATTGTTCTTACTCAATCGTTTTACTTGTTTACCATCCAATACACGATGTGCAGTAGACATGAGTTGAGCATATTCGATACACATCTTACTTGCATGAGAATCCACATGCATCTCTGCACTCGTTTTTGCATTTTCGTGTAAGTAAAATATATTCATCTATTGCTCCCATCTGTAGAAGATATGGTCTTCTATCTCTATTGTTTTAGTTTTAGTCTTTGCCCATGATGGTGAAACATAATCTGCATGATAATGTGTTGCACCTTCTGTTATATCTAATAGTGTCATTCTACCAGAAACTAGTCCAGTTGTAAAGAGATAAATCTCATTATATGTAGTTTTATCATGTGGCGTATCTGACTTACCATCACAATACCAACTAAACTGACATCTATGACGAACTGGTATTAACTCACCAGTGCCTTTCCAACTAGGACGATGTGGCCCCTGTTTTACAACTTCACAAATTGTATTTGGAAATCTAGGGTCTTTTACACGATTGAGTGTAACAGACATCACTGCCATCTGTCCTGCTTCTGGTTGATTCCTTGCTTCGTGATACACGTTCTGTGTAAGACACACTGCTTCTTTATTTAAAAACTCATTTATAACTAACTTGTCATCCATCTCTACAGGAGTAACAGTTACTAAGAGTGATACTAGTAGTTCATTAATTGACATCACATACCGTCCCAGCGTTGTGCCATGTTGCCTTACATCTAGGTTGACTAGGGTTAAGGAATGGCACTGGTTTCGGGTCAAATATTTGACCCCACAAATTACCGTAATAAATTACTTGTACTTTATCTGTAGTTCCATCAATGATAATTGGATTATCATTTGGGTCTTTTGTTTCCACAACAACTCCATCAACAGACAGAGTTGTTCCTTGGATAACATCATTACCATGAACAGTTGTACAACCAACTGAACAGAAAAGTACAAGCGGTAGAATAAACTTATTCATTATTAAACTCAAATCCGACTAGGTTCTGAGATACAGATTTTTCAAAGTCCCAACTCGCTCCATTCTCTTCCTCAGATTTGTCGATAACCTCTGCGGCATAACATCCAAAAGAATAACCGAATTTCTCGATTGCCTTCTGAATAATATTTTTTGGAGATTCGGTCAATTGACCTTCTTTAGTGTAGAAGTCGTAAACAAACTCTTCTACATCCATCATTAAACTTTTCACTGCACTCATAATTAAACGTCCTTTCCGTCTATTGTTTTAAATCCAAAACCAGCAACCACATATTTCTGATTACCGATTAACATCTGGTCACCTACAGAGGTTGACCTTAGTCCCCACTCTTTACCGTTCTCATCAGTAGTAAGTGAAGTCATAACGGTAACATTCTCATTGTAGTCACCATTTGTTTCCTCACCATCACCAAAGTTAAGAGTAGGTTTTTTAATACTCCATGAACCCATAACATTGTTAGTCCACCTGTAAGCATACTCAAGTGCTTCCATTGTCGTAGGGAATTCTGGAACATCCACAAACGCAACGGTTTGTGGAGTTTCCTCAAATGCTGTATGAATAACTGCAACTTGTGTCATTACGCAGCCTCCAACATTGAAAATGGAACATTGTAACCAGACACAGCACCAGAGATAGGGTTAGTCACCATATCAACAATCGCTCTTGTCTTGTTAATTTTTCTAATAGTGCCTGGAGTCTTTTTTGTTTTCTGAACAACATAAACTCTTTGGCCTACTTCTAAACCAGTTTTATTTTTCATTACTTTAAGGTCAGAACAAAACTTTTGAAGTTCTGTCAACTCACTCACTGACATACCCATTAGGGTTTTTTGCATTTCATTACTAATCATAATATTTCCTCTCTTTTTCATTATCAACATAGCTATTGTATCAAGCATTAAGCCTAATGTCAAGGCTATTTTTACAAAATATCTGCATCCCAAACTGACTGTGCATATTTGTCTTGCAGACGGTAAGCTTCCTTTTCCCAAGGAAGGTCGTAGTAACCAGTACCCTCAACAACGAAACATCTTTTCCAAGTTTTACCTTCGACATCCATTTCTTTTCTTGCGTACTGTTTAACGTGTATCATCTCGTGAACCACGGTTGTTACTAATTCTTTTAGAGTTAACCCCTTCTGAATTTCCAGAATGAATTCTCTATTGGTATCTTGCATATCACAATAACCAATTGCAGAGCCTGGAATGTTTTTTATCTCAACCTCAATATCTAAGGTTTTCATTCTAGGCATTAATTTGTCAATCATATGAGCAACACATTTTTCTGCAATATGTCTCTCATGTTTAACACCACCAACAACTGATATAATATTTCTATTTTTCATTATTGTGCCATCTTCTGTGCAATGTAACCAAAGAAATGCATTACATCACCGTTTTTAAAATCAATCTCAACTAACCTATCTTTTGTCATCTGTTGAGTTTTTGGGTGGAACGCTTTAATCTGTTCAATCACACAACCCAAAGGAATCATATTCATACCCCACACAGGGCCGTTATATTCAAATACATGTTCTATATCTAGGTTCTTTTCTTCAACCAGAGTATCTAACCATTTTTCAAACTTCATAATTTCTTCCTTTCTCATTAACTATACCTATAGTATACATGTTATCATAACAAATGTCAAGGCATTTCTTCACTTTATTTGGCACATTCTGTCGCACCCAATTAGCACCCATATAACTTAGTTTCTTCATCCCATGAATCTCTCATGTTCTCTAGTTTTTCCAACATATTATATAGATTACCAGTACCGGCTCTATCACCATTATCCATCAATTTTTTGCCCCAATCTGACCTTTGATTGACTGCTATCTTTAATTCTCGTATTGTATTCTCTAATTGCAGTTTTACATGCTCTACTTGACACTGGTCTAAATCTCTGTAATGTTGTTTATCTCTTTTCATAGTTCCTCTATCATTGTTAATATACTTATATTATACATGTTATTAGAACAAAAGTCAAGGCCTAAAGGCATCTTTTTGGCCAAAAAAAACCCTCTAGTCCGTTAAGAACTAGAGGGTTCGGTGATGGGTAGGGCAACCGAGTGAGAGAGAGTTGAGAGAGGTTGTTCCCCTAACCATTCTTATATAATACTACATGAGTATTAAAAAGTCAACACATTTTTAGAGCTTCTTCTGTAGTTTCTGTAACTCTACGAGTCCAACCTCTACCAAAGGTTTCAAATGTTTTTAGTTGTTCATAGTAACTCTGACGAGCAGCTTGGAAATCTTTGATAGTTGTTTCCAGACCATGTTCGTCAATATACTCACCAAGGGTTCTTAGTGTATTGGGGCCAATGCCACCATCGGCAGTAGTACCAATCAACCTTTGCAAATATTTTGCACTTCGTCCTGTACCAGCGTTTACTCCGAAATCGAATACGCAGAGGTCTAGCCCGTTTGGAATGTCATTACATTTTAGACGATTCCAATAATTTTTTTCATAGATGGGTGCGGCATCCTCTACAGTTAAGTCTTTCATGTCTTTCGTACCACCGAAATCTTCATAAACTCTCTTGGTAATGCCAAGATTAGTTTCGCCGCCTGGGTCTTTTGGATGGTTGACATAACCACCCTCGTGATGGAGAATCATCTCCAAACAATGTTGATAGTTATCTTTCATAGTTTTATTCCTTGTTGTAACTGTCGTTCCATTGGAACGCTTCTTTAACGACATTCTCAGAGAGTCCTTTGAATGCTTGATGTAGTTTTTTATCTTTCGCAGAGATAACGAGGTCAGCTTCACTTTTGTGTAGTCCTTCTAACATTTGGATAAACATATTTTCACGTTTGAATCCAACTAGTGCATCGTCACCGCCCTTAACAAAACGATAAAGTTTTTTGTACTCTCTTCGTAGTACAGTGTGTTCAGTTCCTTCTTCAGCATCATTTGCTTCAAAAGGTACTTCACCTTGGGGAATCACCCATTCGATATTTGGGTCGAATGAGGATTTAATGATTACACGCAATGCATCGCAATCATATTTCTTTAAGAGTTCAACCTTCTTGGCCTTCGTCTTTGCGTTATGTACTTTCTTTAATACCTCAGAAAGTAGAGGTGTATAGGTATCTTGAACCATATTAAAAGTCTCCAATGTCATTCATAAGATTTTTCAATCTCTTTTTAATAAAATAATTTAGAAGTTTTGACCTATCGCCGTGTTCAGCATTCTGGTATTCTTCCAGAATTTTTACCTTCAAGTCACTAGGTATGCATTCTAAATCAATTAGGGTTTTATTCCGTTGATAATTTCTTAGCATTTCATCTGAACAAAAGTCAGTTGGTTCTAAGTCAATCCACGTTTCTAACTTTTTCTTAGTTAGTGGTTTTTGTCGTAACTCATCAACGAAAGTATTATCGGGCGAAAGGAAATTAGGTACACCATCACTCCTGTCACCTTTTAGTACATGTTCCCTTATATATATGTCGGGATTAATGTCCTTTATGAATTTCTTCACTGTAGGAGAATATTGTTGCACATTGTTATATTTGTGCAACTGTATAAAATCTTTATCACCAGACAATATAAGGATATGCTCAAACTCACTAGGAGTTTCAGCGACATGTTGTACGATAGCTGCAATGCAATCATCTGCTTCTGCACCTTCGACTTCTAATACTTTATAGGGGAATGTTTCTTTGATTTCATCTCTGATGTTATTCAGAGTTTCAAATATGGTGTTCCAATCAAGTCCAGAGTTTGCTCTGTCCTTCTTTCGATTAGATTTGTAATTGGGGAAGTAATCCCTTCTCCAATACTTTTTGCTATCATAACAAAGTACCATTTCACCAAAGGCTTCATGGAATCGACTACGGTATCCTCTTATAGAATTTAACACCATATGTCGAACTAGATTTTCATCTAATTCATTGTCACGCTTTGAACCTAGTTGCATCATTAGATTACTAATGGTAACTTGGTTCATATCAACTAATATCATAACTTACTCACTTTTATTTTATATCATTATATAGTATACTTTAATAAGGCCTATATGTCAATAGCTTTTACTCTTCATCTTCTTCAATTAATGCATCTTTGATTTCATAACAATCTAAGTATACACTTGTCTTTCCATTCTCTTTTGTTGTCGTAACAAATTCATCTGTAACGAACTGCATAGGATGTGGAATGCCACAACTTCTATAGAGTGTTGATTTTACCATTTCTATCATCATTGAAATATCAGCAATAAATTCTGTATCCTCAGTATCAACACCGTTTTCACTCATGTTGTGTATCATGTTAACAACTAGTCCCTCAGTAAGATGGTCTGCAAATGTCATATCTTGTTGCATTTGTAAAGCATAACTATCTACTTTGATATTGGGATTGGGCGTTGCCTTCAAAGGGAACTCAATAATATTACCCTTTTTCTTTTCCATCGAAATTTTCCTCTTCCATTTCTTTAGTCCATTCACACATAATATCTGGATACCAAGTTCCAATATTTCTTTTTGGTGTTCCGTCTGGATAGTATGCCATTACTAAACATACTTGTTTACATTTATTCTGTTGGTATTCACCCCAAAACAAATCTAACCACTCACCTGTTCTAAGGTAGGTTTCCATATTACGAATGTAACCACGATGACTTTCGTAACGTGCTTCTGCACCTTTAACCTTTGCTCTCATCGCAGAGCGTTCGGCAGACATCAAACTCTTTTGTGTTTTAATCCACTGTTTGACTTTGATATGACTCCATGCATCGTCATCACCTTTTGCGAGTACAGACGGATGAATGGATTTATATTCGGGGGGATTTTCTTTAAGTCTTTTCTCTCTCGCCTTTGCAAGTCTCTCACTTGCCGCTGCCTTTTGTTCAGCAGTCATAGGTTTGCGAGGTTTACGTTTCTTCGGTAGAGTAGAGTCGTTCTCTACGTTCAACTTCCTTTTCATAAGTCACCTTTTTAATAGCCACGTTCAAGTTTTTGTTTTTCCAAATTTCGCTTGAATCTGCGAGTTGCAGCATCCTTTGCTTTTCTACGCTTAGTCCCTTTGGACTCATAAAAGGTTCTATCTCTTAATTCTTGAAAGAACCCATCACGCAAGAGTTTCTTCTTTAAAACTCTTAACGCTTTGTTAACATCATTATCACGAACAATCACAGTCATCCCAGCAGGACGCTCTTCTTGTTTAAAATTACGTTTCTTATTATACTTATTAAATTTATTATACCTCATTAAATCCTCATTTTGGCCTGCCCGGCAAGACTCGAACTTGCGACCTACGGTTTAGAAGACCGTTGCTCTAATCCAACTGAGCTACGGGCAGTATTCTTGGTTGTCTATTTACTAAACTGTACTCTATATTGTTTACCGTTATGCATAAAGGTAACAACACTGTGTGAATAAACAGTTGTCACTTCCTCATCGTAACGTGTTTCAATACTACATACTCGTCTAGTAGACGCTGTTGCATTTGAATTATCGTGTCCGATAATTCCACCAAGTACTGCCCCTGCGGCCGCACCGTTGTCTTTTTTGGTAACTACTTTACCAAGGATACCACCAATGATAGCACCTTTAAGTAAGTCACCAGACTTGTCTCCACCAGAAGTAACATTCGTACACACTTCTACATTGTAGGGTACACGATTAATTACGTTCTTGTTTACATCTGTAACTTGTGCATCATGGGCATACGCCGTAGTTGACATTGCCATCATGGCACAAAGTCCAATAGTTAGTTTTTTCATTTTTACTCCTTCACAGTATGTACTACAGCACCAGTTCCGAATAATTCGTATCCGTCTTTTGCTTTAGTAATCTTTACATAGGTTTCCAACACCGCACACATTTCTTTTGCTGCCTCGATGGCATCACCTAAAGTTTTATAAATCATCCATAATTCTCCACATCAATATACACTATACATCATTTAGATAGCTTTGTCAAGAGGTATTAGCTCTTTTTCTCCAGTTTTTTCATCTTTTTCTACTTTGATGAAATTACCTCGTTCTAACTTATCCAACATAGTTGACACTATGTCCTCAATCTTTTCCTTCTTTCCCACATGGACACCAACATAATAGAAAATGGCGAGTAGTCCTGTGGCAAGAAGAGAATGCTCTAATCCTGTCATTTAACGCTCCAATACAATGATATGTCCGAAATATTTATCGAACACTGAAATAAGGTTTTCGTAATCACCAGAAGTCATTTCGTTACAAATTTTAGTAGCATCTAATTCCAACTGTCTTGCAAGGTCTTTTGCTTTACCCAACAACACATATGCATTTCCATCTGGCCCTGTTAAATCAATTATGATTTCACTCTTTGTAGTTTTGTTCCTAATCATTTGGTGCGAACTCCTTTTCAAACTCAGTTATGATTTGCTTCTTCTTATTTAGAAGCGACTCAACAGAGTTAAGTGCCATCCTCTTTTCATCAGACGCACCCTCGTTCATCGCAATCAACAAAGTCTCAAGAACACTAATATCTTCTAATACATCAACCATTAACAGTCTCCCTATTTTCACCTTCAATTTTTAAAACACACTTGCCAGTAATAAGGTTGTCAACCCAACCACAAAACTTACCAACCAATTCTGGATAGTTTTCTTGTTGCATCTTACCAACAATGTAACCACGTTTCTGAAACCAAACACCCTTAGAGTTTTTCTTCAACTCAGTTGGTAGATAGAGGGTATCCCAATCACCACCATACTCTTTCTGTTGTTTGACATATTCAGTATCTTCATTGTCACCAAGAACATACCAAGTAGCAATGTAAGATTTGAAGTAATCATTATCTTCACAGATAAATGGTTTTACTTCCTCTACAAGAGCATCAAACTCTGCATCAACATTGTTGATGACGTAAGTAGAACCGAACTTGTATTTCCAACGGTACTCACCAACAAACCCCTCATGGGCTGCGTAGTTTTCCTCGTCTTGCATTTCAATAATCAGTTTCATAATTTCACCTCTTTTCTCATCATTACTAGCATAGTATACATGTTTTTAGAACAAATGTCAAGGCCTAAATTGAACCTTTTATTCCTTGTTCTTTTGCAGCCTTGAACATTATTTCAGTTAGGATTGGCTCCATCTCATCTTCAATCTGTTTCCATCTCTCACCAAATATACTATATTGTGCGCCATTTCCAGGCAGGGGCATAAACCCAAAGAACTGTCTAAACTCTGCTCTACGGTTTCCTAATGCATTATTGAATAAATCATAAGTCAGATTTGATGCAATCCTAAATCTTTCCAAATGTTTGTTCTTAGAACGTGGAAAGTCACATTTCCCTTGTAAGGGAACTAAATCAGACAATGCCTCATTAAGTTTCTCAAAACCAGAATTAAGACCCCATGAATTTGTAAACAGTTCTTGTTGTGTCATATTATCCCTCTACCCTATCGTGAATTGGAACAGCACCATAAAATGATGAACCCATCATTTCTTCAACTTTTTCACTGAACCTTGAATCAGAAGTTGCACCGTAGTTTCCACCGAACATAGTCCATGAACCCTTTTCGATTTCTTTCACTGGAACAATATTGACAATTGTTCTGCCCATAACATTCCTTGAAACTAATTGTGCTTCGGGATATTCTTCACTAGGATTGAAAGGCCCACTCACATTTGAAATGCAAAGTCCTTTACAATTTGCAGACACCCCACCATTTGTGCAATCACCTAGATTGCTCTTATATACGTTAATATGTAAACCCATATTATATCTCCTTTATGATTGATTTGACAAAAGAACTGAATGGTAAACTTACTTCCCAATCTTTATTCTCATAGTCGATTATTAATATATCTTCACCACCGTCAGGCCCACAACAGTGTCCAACGATTTCTGCGATTTGTGAACCCATCTCACCAAGTTTTTCATTGAATGAATGAACCTCAAATTTTCTACCAACTGTATCCATAATTATTTCCACTCCAAGTTATTATCTTCAATCAAAATGTCTCTAACTCTTTCTCTGTCGAGACTATCTCCACCACCCCAAGTAACTTTGTCATTTAGGGAATTGATGTACTTACTAGTTGCAGCAATAATCATTTTGGGAGTCGCTCCAATGGGATAAATCGCATTGGGAACATTACCGTAGAAAGACTCTACATAAGCACAAAAGTCTACCAAATCAGAAACTATCACTTCAACTTTATCATTATTAATCATATTTTTAACGTCCTTTCTCATTGTTTATAAGTATATTATACATGTTTTAAGAACAAAAGTCAAGGCCTAATTGCATCTTTTTTTGGTAGGCCCCGCCGGATTCGAACCGACAACAACACCGTTATGAGCGGTGGGTTCTACCATTGAACTAGAGGCCTACTATTCTTATTGTTCTCGCACCCTTTTAGTATGCTTTTGTCATTTCCATTAATTTGAAACCTTCTTCTGCAAGTATCTTTGCATCATCGTAGTGGGCGAACCCTTCTTCGTCTGCAAAGTCCATGCTGCTTGTGTAATAGATGGTATCGTTGTCAATATCAATATGGTGGGTATCCATCACATATTTGAAAGTCTTTGCAGTCTGGATGTTTCCAGCAATCAAGTTTCCAGCACCCTTGTAAATCTCAAGTCCACCGTTGTTTGCACCGATAAAAATTGTTTCGTTTGTCATAATTAAGTTCCTCTCTCATTGACTATACATATACTATAACTTGTTTTAACAACAAAGTCAAGGCAAATCGCCAAAAAAAATCCCTGTAAAAACAGGGACTTAGTAAAAAAGTTTATTTTATTTTTTAGAATCTACCTAAGAATCTTGCAATATGATGTACAAAAGGTAGTAGGGTTGCAGCCATAAACAGGTTTACCCCTGTATGTGCAAGTGCGATTCGCAAAGTATCACCCTTTGGCATTCCATCTGAAACTAGAAGTCCTGCTAACCAGATAGTTCCAGTTGTTCCAATGTTTGCACCAAGTACACAAGCAATTGCAGCAGGTAGTGGTACTGCACCAGAAGCGACTAGTGCGATGATTGCCGTAGTGGATAGACTAGATGATTGCCAGAGCAATGTCATAATGATTCCACCAAAGAACATATAATATGGGTTTGCAATAAACCAAGTTAGATGTTCCATATTTCCCATCGACTTCATGCCGCCCGAGAATGTTTTTAGTCCAATATAAAAAATCACCAGACCCACAAGGGCGGTGATAACAGGGTTTCCTAAATCCATTTTACTTACCTTTTTCCAGAGTTTATCTTTCATGGCTTTCTCCATAATAGAAAAGGCGTAACTCTCATTACGCCTTTAGTTCACTATTATATAGGGGGGGTGTACCCCTTTGTCACAAAACTTTAATAATTTATTTTGTCCACCCATCTCTTGGTACATGTTTACCCATTGCAATACTTGTAATATCACCACGGCATATACCCATATCATTTAATTCCCTGTCAGTAAGACTGGCAAGTTCTCTGTAGATTTTTTTGTCCATCTTTGGTGTGATAACATTTCTGAAGTTTTTATACAAATCAGAAACAATATCACAGAAAGCACAGTAAGTTTGTGTAAGTACGGTCATTATTTTTTCATCCTATCTAATTCTAACATAAGGACTTTTGCTTCCTTATGATATCCTTGACGAGATAATTCAGCAGCTGCTCTTGCAGTTCCAACTATCTCAGCATGTGCAACAATACCGTCCCATACCTTGCTTACATAATGTGCAATCTTATCACAGATTTCACAAGTTTCTTGATAAGTGTGTTTCAACACTAATCCTATAGACATCTACGCTCTCCTTTTTTTCGACATAATATGGTTATAAAATGCAATAACATCGTCATCTCTGAGATGCTTGACTTCATTCGCATATTCTGTTCTAATAAAGCGTACAATGTCAACTGGATTTGGTTGGTGTGGAAATAATTTCGCAAACCATTTACCCATTTTCATTCTCCTACTTTGTTTTGGTTAATGAATAACACGCTCAAAAAAATGCTCACCAATCTCAGGCAGATAATGAAACACTCCTATGGGGGGGTTATTCGCACTTATTTATACAACTATGGCAGTTGCTATGACATTTTTAGTGGAATTATTTTTGCATACCCATCGTAACAAATTTGCATAGCTCTTCTTTCAGTACTTTTGATGAACCAACTCTTACGTTTATTATTCCGTTATAGTATTCATCTGTTAACAGTACTTCTCTGTCGAACTGTTCTTTTGCTTCTAGGTAACTGAGCATGCCTCTACTTTGACAGTAGTGCAGAATTTCTCTTGTGAAGTTTTCTTCACCAAGTTCTTCAACATCAGCATTAAGGTGGTCGGAAGAACCCCAATAGGTTTTCCAATCGCTCTCTTTCGTTGAACGTCTTTTGTTCTTCCGACCTTTTAGGGGAGGCTTGGTAACTTTGAAACGTGCTAGTTTCTTACCAATATATTTTTTATTATTTGTTAGGTTTGTTATAATATAAACGAACCCCTCACAATCCTGTGGGAGCTCGTCAACTTCTTTACCTTTGTATGTCCACATAACTACTCATCTTCGTCAAACTCTTCGATATCATCTTCGTTATCTATATTTAGACTATCCCCACAAAAGGGACAATGAGCAATTGGATAGAATCTCTCTTCCATGTCATGTTGTATTTTAAAGACTGCATCACAGCCTTCGCATGTAATTATTTTAATCATTAAGCTACTTGTTCGTAAACATCGTCCCACTTACCTGTAAGTCCAGCAACTTCGTATTCGGTTACTCTGTTCTCAAAGAAGTTAGTGTGGTCTGCACCGTTAAGTACCCACTCTAACCAAGGTAAGGGATTGTCCTTCACTTTGAAGTTAGGTTTCATCCCCAATTGAAGCAATCTTCTATCAGTGATATACCTTATATATGTCTTTACTTCAGACTGTTCTAGTCCTTCAATTTCTCCTAACTTATATGCAAGGTCAACAAACTTATCTTCAAGTTTAACTGCTTGTCTTGCCATCTCATAAATTGCAGATTTGAATTCATCGTCTACAATACGAGGATGTTCACCACAGTATGCTTTGAATAGTTTTGCAATACCCTCAACATGAATTGATTCGTCACGAATACTCCACTCAACAACTTTACCCATACCTTTCATTTTACCGAAACGCTGGAAGTTCAACAACATCACGAATGATGCAAATAGTGCCACACCTTCATTCATAACAGATTTTGCAAGTGATAGTCCTAATCCACGAACTGTGTTAGGGTCACTATCCATCATAAACTCAATCTTGTCTGCCATCTCTTGATATTCTAAGAAGGCATGATACTCGGCATCAGATAACCCAAGTGTCTCATTAAGAAGTGCATATGCACGTTGGTGGATACCTTCACGAGATGCAAATGAACCAAGCATATTGCGTACTTCATTGTTCTTAAATTTAGGTATAAATTGGTCAAAGTAATTCTGTCCTACTGCTACATCTGACTGTGTAAACAGTCTTAGAATGTTTGTAATATATTCTCTTTCAATAACAGAAGTCTTACCAGATTTCCAATCAGCAACATCTTCAGACAAGTCAAGTTCATCTTCAATCCAGTGAACCTTCTCATGTCTTGTTGTAATTTCTACTGCCCATGGATAATGGAATGGTTTATAGGTTTCAGAAAACTCCATAAGTCCACCACCTTTTTTCTTTACGAATGACTCTGAAACTTTCATAAAGTCATCGTAAGTGCCAATCAGTTTATCATCAATAAAGATTTGTGGTACTGAACGAGCATTAGGAACTCTTTGATAGAAAGCAAGTCTTTCTTCTTCGTTATCCATACGATGTTCTGTATACTCATATCCATGAGATTTAAACCAGTGTTTTGCCTTTTCACAAAACGGACAATTTGACTTACTATAAATTTCTACTTTCATTAACTTATGCTCCTACCATTGTAACTTGTTATCGTAACATTATATGGTTTCTCCATATAACAATTGTGTGTGGGTTTTGTATTCATTTGTTCAACCCAATCTAATTCTTGAATCAGACGATTGTACCATGCTTTGTCCATTTCGTCTGATGCTTTCTCCATGTCCTCTTTTAATTGTCCGACACGAACTTTTATGTATTCATCTACCCTTGACATGCTACACACTCCTCTTGTGATTGTGCCTCTACGGCTTGAGATTCAAAATCTTTTAGTGCATCACGAGCAACCTTTTGAGATACGTTTTCTGCACGTTGTGATGTTTCTGTTCTTAGATAATACAGACCTTTAGTTCCCAACTTCCACGCAGCGAAATGTGCTTTATGTAGTTCTTTCTTATCTGCACCAGCAGGGAAAAATAGATTTAATGATTGTCCTTGACACAAGAACTCTTGTCTGTCTGCGGCTTGTTCCACCAGAACATTTTGGTCAAGTTCGATTGCAGTTTTGAATACCTCTTTAACTTTCTCTGATAGGAAGTCGAGGTGTTGGACTGAACCGCCATTAGTGATAATATCTGACCAAACATCTTGAGTATTTTTCTTTACTTTCTTTAGTTCTTGTTCCAGATATTTATTCTTTACTAAATGTGAACCAGCACGAGTACGATGTGTATATGCATTTGCTTTTGATGGTTCAATAGATGGTGAAGTAGAAACAATAATAGAACTATTAGCATTTGGTGCAATTGCAAGTAGATGTGCATTACGTCTACCTGTACCTTGCATGTCTGGTGCTTCACCACGTTCAAGTCCTAATTGTAATGTTTCTTCTTTTGCTTGTTCTTTAATTGTTCTGAAAACATCCCAATTAAGTTCTCTTGCTTCGTGTGAATCAAATGGAATTCTTTTTTGGTGTAACAGTGAATGCCACCCCATTGCACCTAATCCCAAACTACGTTCCTGTGTAGCGGAATATCTTGCTCTTGATATTTCATCGCCTGCGTTATCAATAAAGAATTGTAATACATTGTCCAAGAAACGTATAAGATCACGAACCAAAGAAGTTTCTTTCCATTCATCATATTTCTCCAAGTTTAATGAAGATAAACAACAAACAGCAGTTCTATCTTCTGAGGTTGGAAGATGGATTTCGTTACATAGATTTGAACCGTGTATCTTTAATCCTTTTGCTTTCATAGTATGTGGTAATGCTCTATTCGCAGTATCAATGAAATTAAGATAAGGTTCACCTGTACGATATCGTACTTCTAGAATTTGTTGCCACAAAGTTCTTGCAGGCAGTGTTTCTCTAACAGTTGCATCATTAGGGTCTTTTAAATCCCACATCTCACCTCGTTCTACTGCTCTCATAAAATCATCTGTGATATTGATTGCATGATGTAGATTTAAGTTCTTACGATTAACATCACCTGTTGGTACACGCATATTCAAGAACTCAATCAAGTCTGGATGCGATACATCCATGTATGCCGCATAAGAACCTTTACGAGTTTTACCTTGACGATAAGCAGTCATATCTGCATCAACCGTATGAAGAAAAGGCATAGGGCCTGGTGCTTTATCAGAGATTGCACGAACATCATTCCAGTGTCCACCAACTCCACCACCTTTAACTGACAACCAACGCAACTCAGCAGTATGGTCGATTAGTCCTTCAAGTGAATCTGGTACATAAGTTAGAAAGCACGAAATAGGAAGTGCCTTTGCTTTCTTGCCTGGCTTGGGTGCGTTTGATAATACTGGCGATGCAAACATGAACCAACCTTTAGATACTGCATCATAAATTCTTTGTGCAAGTTCTAAGTCACCTTGACAATAAGCAACTGCTGCTCTTGCGTATGCTTCTTGGGGTGATTGTTCTCCATCTTTACAATAATAATCCTTGAGTAGTTTGTATGCTTGTTCTGATAAATCTTTGTCTCTTGTTTTGTCTATTTGGATGCCGAGGTGGTCAAGACCAGTTGTACCCTCGGCACTTGGGAATGTTACTACGTTCTCAAGGGCCATGTGTTCTTTCTCCTATTTGCTTATATTTTTTTCCAAGAATTGAAAACAGTCTTTGCCTGCAATCCTTTATGGGTGTTGTTATGTATAATTTCTTGAATCTCTGCTGAGTCGTTTCCAGCAAGAATCATGTCGTTAATATCTTTTTCTTTAATGTTCTGTGGCCAGATGCAAACACTGTATCCTTCATCAATACATCGTTCAATCTGTTTACAGACTTGTTCATTGCGAGGTTCGTTATCTGGAACTAACACCGCATTATCTTTGAACTGTGGTACACGCAAATCACTCTGTGCAACTGCAATACAGTTCTTTAGAAAAAGACTATCAATAGGGCCTTCAACAACATATATTGTTTTGTTTTTGTCGACCTTATCTAAACCAAAAATTTTGGGATGTTCGTTGTCCAAAATAATAGTTATGTATTTTTGTGGCTCATTGCCAAATGCCCGTCCTTGAAATGCAAAGACCTCTCCATCCTCTTTTCTGAATGGAATAACCATACGAGGATGGTCTCCGTCCAGAGAGGGGAACTTGTCTTTGACATGTCCATTGACATATTCAAAAAACTTTGGACTAAAATATATATCATTCCACAGCTCTTCGCTGATACATCTTTCTGATAAAAATTTAACAGCAGGATGTTTTTTTTCAAGTTGTGAGAATGAATCCAGTTTCAAAGACTTCTTGAACACAGGTTTCTTAAAGTTGAAGTCAGGCGTCTTAATGCCTGCTCCAGGCGTCTTATCCCCTCGACCATTGGAAGTAAGACCTTCTTTGTATCGTTCTAGTACATATTCCTTGTGTAAATTTGAATCTACATGTTCTATCAATTTAGATAGATGAGTACCTATAGAACAGTTGTGACATTTGTAAAAAAGGTCATTCTTTGTTCTATAAATGAACCCTCTCGCTTTAGTCTTTACCTTCTGTGAGTCACCACAGTACGGACAAGAGAACTGCCAAAGATAGTCAGTCTTTCGTTTAAAGTTCCTCAGACGAGGGGATATAAGGGATATATACTTTGTGTCGATATAATTCATAAGTCATAATATACATGATTTCACCGTCAATGTCAATAGATTTACATAAGAATTGGTAATATCTCAGTTAATGCAAATCCGATGACAATGGAGCCTCCAATGAGGACGTATCTCCATTTTTCCAGAACACCTACTCTGGTTGATAATTCTTCTCTTAACTGTCTGAAATGTTCAGATTCAGTCTTATTGTGTTCACTCATGGCATCCACAAGTCTACGTTCCATCTCATTCATTTGAGTGGTATTTTCTTTAGCGTTAGATGTGATTCTACTGTGCAGTTCTAAAACAGTAGTCTTAAACTCTTTCTCTTGTTCGTTCAAAGCTTCTTCCTGTCTTATTAGTTTCTCTTCATGCACCGCCATGATAGTATGTAAAGACGATGATACCTCTGCAATCTTTTCAATTGCAGAATCAAGTCGGACATGAATTTTCTTCATATCTCCAACTTCTCTTTTTAGAAGTTCTACTTCGGTTTCAATCGTCTTTACGGTTGCCATGTTTACTTCTTCTTATTTGCTTTTCTGTGTCCATTCCATGCGACAAAGCCACCAAGTCTTAGCGCCCAGTAAGCAAGATAATTCAAAAATTTGAATCCGTTAATTTCAATATTGATATCTCTGAAAATAACATCTGCATCTTTTTGAGTCATCATACCCCAAGTACCTTTACCTTTTCTTTTAAGTGTAGCATACTTGTAAGCATAGTCATGTACTAGTCCACCCATAAGCAATACACCTGTTGGTGATAACCATGTGTGTAAAAACTTAGGTATGGATGCTCCGTCAAATTGGAATCCTTTAGGAATCACATATTCAACTGCATCTAGTGTGTAATGAAAGTCCTTTGCAACAATCCAATGGCGACTTCCTGTCAACCACATCCAGATTGCTTTCCAAAAACCTTTGCCTTTAGTTGGGATAGGAATTGGTTTCATGTGAGGCATTTCTTTGTATTCAAACCCTACACGTTTTTTACCTTCCTTATCGTCAAACATGTTAATGATAAATCCAACAATGATAAGCGCACCTACCACTGTGAACTGCCACCATGTCATTGCAAGATTAACAATGAAGTCCCATGTTATAAGCTGTAAATATTCCATTTACTATTCTCCTGTATTATCGCTGTCCTCTTCCTCTTGGGTAGGGGCAACTGCTTTCTCATAATATACAATAATCTGTTTTTGTTGTTCTATGTAACGTCTAAGTTCTGCAAAGTTCTTAGATAGGTTTTCATAGTCTTTCACACTTATCGCAATATATGAGTCTGCACCGTTCTTCGCCGAATACTCTGTGATGAATTCATCATAGTTCTCTTCGGGAGAAACAACATAAATCTTAACCTTGTTCATTTGAACTGGTTTAGGATGCTGAACTGTAGGGATAGTTTTTTCTACTATCTTTGTCTGTACTACAATTTCTGCCTCAGGTCTAAAAGTAGAACAACTACTCAGTACTAGCGTTGTCGCTAGTAATAGACTCAAGGTCATCCCAAAGTTTATCTGTCGCATTCTGCATCCTCTTTTCAATCAACCCAGGCTTCTTGTTTGCAAGATGCGTTAGGTTGTGTTTATTTAATGTATTACGCAATTCATCTCCGTATTCTTCAGACTTGCGTAAGCTCGCATTGAGTTCAGAGTTCAGTTCATTCAATCTTGCTGAATCCTGTCCCATCTTCTCAATAGTTGCTTGGTTTGTTTCATTCGCAACTTCTAGTTTTGCGTTATTATCACGCAAAGTAGCAATGGTTGCTTGAGTGGTGTCATAATAGTATTTTGCACCATACGCTGCACCACCCAAGATACCTACAATAATAATTATTGCATATAATCTAAACATATTATCTCCATGGCAACATTGTCATACCAATTTGGTTTAGTAGTAATTCGATTACTATAAGTCCAATAACACCAGCACCCAATTGCCATGCCCACCATTTCCATCCAGTGAGCGA